AACATCACCAGCACGAGCGCGTGGATCACCGCCACGGTTGCCTCAACCGGAGCGGCCAATCCGAGTCTGTTCTCTTACTGGGGCACAAACGACGGAGGGACAAACGCGTCCTCGTGGAAGAACACAAACTCGTTCGGAGTTTGTACCCAAGCGACATATTCGTTCCAAGCCACCGGTCTGTCCGCTTCAAAGATATACTACTTCAGGTCCTTTGCAACCAACGGCGCAGAGACTAATTGGGCGACCTATTCCGCACAATTCATCACGTTGACGGTCCCCACTTCCGCTCCGCCTTCTTCGGTGCAGAACGTAACGGTGGATACTAACGATGTTTTGAAACATCCGGGAACCAATTTTTGGGTTACGAACAAGGTTGCTATCTTAGCAGGGATTGGGGCGGCCACCGGATCACCTGTCTATGTGGAAAGCGACCCAATATGGGCGACGCAAAGTAATTTGGTGGTCTATACGAATTCGTCCGTTTATACGGATGCCGTTGCCAAAGCGGGTGCCGCCTATCCGGCCAACGATCCGTCAAACTTTCAGGCCCAAATTACAGAGAATCTAACTAATCAAGCGGCCACAAATCTTTCCTTTATATCATTCGATAATGCGCAGGTCAACTCAAATGCTCATTTTGAGTCGGCTAAAACCAATCTCGAAGCTCTTATAGCGGCAGAAACGAATAGGTCTTATTCCATTGAAACCAACATTCAGGCCCAAGTAACATCAAATACCACATGGAAAGTCTCGACCAACGACCCCTCCGTGACCAACGCCCGGCCCCCGCTGGCCCACGATCAAGGCTGGTCTACAATCACGGGAACGCCGGTAGTCGTGGGTGCTGGCGGATATGGTGTCACAGATGTTTATACCAAAGTGGAGACAGACGGAAAGTATGTGACGAACAGTGTGACTAGCCATACGAATCTCACCGACATCAACGGTGACACTAATGTTCAGCATCTGACTTTATCGGAAAAGTCCATGGCAACCAATCTTCCTTCGTGGTCTGGATGGAACGCAACCCAGGATGTGACCTGGAGCGAGGTGCTGACGACCATCACACCTCCCGACGCCGCGTGGATTCCGGGCATTAACCTGCCCGCCAGCGGAAAAATAATCGGCGTCATCGGGACGAATCTTTACGCGATCTTAAGCACGAATTTTTACAGGATGGACGCGGCGTGGTCATATATCTGCACCGCCCCGATCCCCGACGACGGGAGCGCCTTCGCATCGGACGGAACGAATATATTTATCATCGGCGGTTACATCGGGGCGAGTGTTGCCGTCACTAACGTTTATCGGTTCGACGGCTCGGCCTGCGTTGAAACCGTCGGCTTGCCGGCGGCCCGTTTTTATCTCGGCGCGGCGTTTATCGGGACCAATCTTTATGTCGCCGCCGGACTCGACGAGAATAGTGCTCCAACTAAAACCGTCTGGCGACGGGATGGTACGGAATGGACGGCCGTGGCTGACATGCCACAAGTGCGCGAGGATTTGTCTGCGGGTGTGATCGTGACAAATCTCTATGCCATTGGCGGCTGGAACTTGGGGCCTAGCGTCATTACCAACGTTTATAAGTTCGATGGTGCGGCATGGGAGGAAGTTGTGGGATTGCCGCTGAAAAGAGCCTCATACGCGCTCGCGAATTTTAATTCTGAAATTTTTATCATTGGCGGCTATGACGATGTCGATTTTGTAACCAACTGTTACCGCTTCGACGGGTCGGCATGGACGGAATTTGTTGGATTACCCACTGCCGCGCACTGGTTCGGCGGCGGGGCGGCGGCGTATAATGATCGCATCTATGTCTCCATCGGGAGCAACGTGTACTCGTACTCACCGTTGACTGTCACCAACATCACCACCAACACCTGGTCGGTCGGTCCGAGCAACAGTGCTATGTGTGACAAGCTCAACGGGAGCAATTTGTTTGAGCGGTACGCTTTATCAAATGTGTTTACGCGATCTGTCTATGTTTCCAAAGACAGGTTAATATCCGGAATAAGTGCCACGTTTACTGAAGGGCTGTCCAACAACGTTTATGTCACCGGGGAATCAAACCTGGTTATTGCATTCAGAACTAATGGTATCGCTTCGACAGACTGGGTGGTTGCTCAGGGATACATCACGAACGGGACGACCGACCACACGGTTTTGACTAACCAGAACGGGAACACAAATTTCATGCACGTCTCCGAAGCGGAGAAAGATTCTATTTCGACAAACAACTTCTCCCTCGTCGTTGAGTACCCGCTGTCCATGACAACAAACGGGAATCAGGTGACGCTACACAGTTCCGCGGCGATCACCAACTCGTATGCTTTTGGGACCGACGACACGAACGCCTTTCGCGGCGACCAGGGCGCGAGTGTGAGCCAGCAGGTTGCAGTACTGAGTACAAACACCATGCCGTTGCAATCCGGCGTTAATGTCAGCAACCGTGTGAGTGTGCTGGAGACCAACACGGCTACCAAGTTGCAGGGCGATACGGCGGACGCGGCTCTTCCAAAAGCTGGTGGCGTTTTTACCGGGCCTGTTTTCATGGGGACGAATCGCATTTATTGGGGTAGCGATACGAACGCTCCCTGGACCGAGGGACTTGGAACGACGAATATCCAATTTGGAGCCGGAACCAATCGGGCAATTTTCGGGGTGCCATGGTGATGCGAAGCCTGCTTATAGCATTTGGACTGTCGGTGGTCGCGGTGGCGACAATCGCGACCTATCCGTATGTCCAGATCGCAGACGAAAAAATACTCCTGACCGGAGGGGAAATTCAATTCGCGGCGTCCCAAACTCCCAACTACGCGGCGAAGTGGCCGAATACGAATCTTGTCTGCCGCTTCAACGGCTCATCGCTTCCTCGTGGAAACACATCGCGTACCGTCGTTGCGTGGATACGTATTACCGATGCGAGTACGTGGAATAAAGTTCTCGATTACGGTAATGAGGCAGTGTCAGGTAATGGGGTAGGTTGGAGTTTTTATGTGCGTCCCGACAGTTACGGGCAACCAACACTTGAATGCCCTAATACTTACAGCATTTATGGTTTTGGAACTGGAACGGTTATGAATGGAGTATGGCATCTGTATGGAGCAACTTATGATAGTTCCACGATTCGTGTTTGGCTCGACGGTACAAATATCCTGACAAAAACCGGCACTCCCCTTAACACCAGCACTAACGATGGTGCTGGACCATATTTTGGGGTGCTCGTGGATGGGACGAGAAGGTGCGACATGGCGATTGACGAGTATGTTATTTCGGACAGGGCATGGGTGTCAAATGACTTTTTAATTTTCCTAGCAACCGGCCGCATTGACAAAACAATTTCCCCTTTCAATAGCAATCTCGTCTATGCGTGGACGTTCGATTCTTGCGCATCGAACGAGGCGAGCATCGGATCGAACACGGCGGCGCTGGGCTTGCCGGCCTGTATCACATGGACGAATGGGGCGCGATAATCATGAAAAAATTATTCTTCAGTCTCCTTTTTTCTTGTGCGTGTCTAGCACATGCCGCCGACTGGTACGTTGCTACGAACGGAACTGGGACGGGAGCGTCATGGGCAGACGCGACGAACAACCTTCAGGGGGCCATCTCGGCTTGCGCGGACGGAAATACAGTTTGGGTAAATGACGGGACATACCAGACCGGATCGAATTCGACTGCGTGGGCTGGCCCGGCAGGAGGGGGTTGGAACCGCATTGTTATTTCCAACGTGATCACGGTTAGCAGTCTCAACGGGCCTCACAGCACCACCATTAAGGGGGAGACCGGAATGCGGGTGGTGTACATGGTTTCAGGTTCGCGCCTGACGGGGTTCACATTGTCGGATGGCACTCTGATTGAAAACGACGGATTGGACGGCGGCGGTGTTTTTTGTTCGAACAGTGAGGCGGTTGTTTCCAACTGCATCATTTCCGGGTGCGCCGTTAGCGGATCTGCGGAAGGCGGCGGGGTTTATAAGGCCACTATTTATAACGCGATAGTTACAGGTTGTTTCAATGCTGTGTATGGAGGGGGGGCGGCGTATTCCCCGATGTACAACAGCCTGATCGTGGATTGTATTGCCAACGCCGGTGGGGGTGTAAGTATAGTCACTGCGTACAACTGCACGATCTCCGGGTGTTCCGCAAGCTTCGAGGGGGGTGGCTTGCGCGACTCCACTATTTATAACACGATTTCGTGGGGCAACACTCCGGCGGACCATAACGTCAGCGCGTTTTTTTCCTGCGGCGCGGGTTTCACGAACAACGGGTCTTTCACGAACGATCCGTTGTTCGTCTCCGCCGGCGATCTTCACCTGCAACCAGGCTCACCCTGCATCAATACCGGCACGAACGGCATATGGACTGTTGGAGACGCAAGAGACCTTGCCGGAAACCCGCGAGTGTGGACTAATAATGGAACGGTGGACATGGGGGCTTATGAATATGGATCATATCTAGTCACGCTCGTTTTGTACGGAAACAGCGTCACGGCGATACGGGGATCGAACGCCGCGATCATAAGAGGGTACGTGCAGTAGTCGAAAGGAAAATCATGCCTATTAAAACTGTAGCGGGTCTTGCGTTGTGGGGAGCAAATATCTTTCTAACGGCGACAACAGGGATTATCGGATGGACGGTGGAGCGTGAATTTCGCCGTAATGACGAACAGGAAATCCGTATTAGAGCTAGTGAAAACATGGGGGCGCGTTTTGAGGAAAAACTGGACAACATGATAAAGTTGCAGGACGAAATAAAAAAAGACCTCAAGGAGCACACAAAACTATGAGTTGTCACGTTCCAAACTGCAATTCCTGCGGCATACGCCCCGCGTGCCTGATGTTTCGACTCTACGAGGACGTGCGCGAGCACCTTAATGCTACCGGGCCGGGGGAGCAACGTGCTTCGTTGTTCCGTGCGGCGAAGACCATGGCGGAGTTGGAAAAACAGTTTGGGTTGCAGATCGAAGTCGGCCCGCAGACGCCGGTGGAGGCATTCGTTCAGTCTGAGGATGCGGATGGATACCGAAGACAGGCAGAGGGGGAGGAATCATGAGCGAGTTCCATCTTGATGGATTGCGTCCGGGATTGATTTTGAACATGTCCACACGCTCTTTTGCCGGATGGCTTATTCGCATGGTTTTGGGCAAAGACTGGGAAGACCGACGGGAATGCCCAAACCACGATGCCATTGTCGTGGAAGACAGGGACCATAAACTATGGATTGGGGAAAGCGTATTCCCTGTGGCAAAGATTGTGAGTATTGAGGAATATGAACGCCGCGTTCGTTCCGGGTATATTTATCGCCTCCGTGTTTTGGAGGTCGTTGGCGCAACGCGAGAACAGGAACGCAAGGCCGCACAGTGGTGGATGGAGAACGTAAGAAACAGTCCTTATGACCTTATGGCATTTCCTCGTCTGTGTTTCAAGGCGCTGTTCGGTAACTGGATCAATTCCGTTGCCGGGTGGACGTGGGCAAGATGGTGTACAGAAGGTGTGGTTGAGTCGTACAAAAATGGAGCCAACCTTGATCCGTGTAAAAAGCTAAATCCGACTCCATTGACCATGTGGATGCGGATGAAACAAGGAGTGTTGAAAATGCTCTTTTACGAAGGAGAACTAAAATGAAGACATTGGGGCCAATTGCGATTATATTTGCCGTTGTATTTTTAACGGGTGCGATTATTGTGTTGACGTGCGGCGGATGCGCAGTTACGAAAGTGGAGACCCCCGAATGGAAGTTTGCAACTTACAGGTTGTTCTATGGCACCGAAATTCCAAAGATAACCAAGGGGGATTTGATAGTTGAGGGGTACAAAGGAAAGTCCGATCCTGAATCTATTACGGCATCTGCAAGTGCGATTGGAACTATCGCCGGTTCCATGGCGAAGACGGCAATAAAATAAAACAGTTCCGGTCATTGAGGGCTGGTCGTTTAAAGACGTTGGTGCGGGGTCCGTGTTGGCCGAGCGTTTATTCCCGTTAATTGCGACCACCAAATCGCTTCGGGTAGTCGGCGGCGTCATCGCACAATCAGAGCGACCTGAGCCGGAACTGGATTTTTATGAAATTACGTATTTTAATTCTAACATGCTTTCTGGCGTTTCTTATTGGCGTGGTTCTTCGCACCTATGGTTTACCCGTTGGGGCGACAAGCGAATGGGGTATTGTCATTACTCCCTGCGCGTGGTGCGGGAAGACAAACGATATAGAGGTGCATCATATATATCCGCAACATATCAGGGGCGATCTGGCACACGACATGAGCAATATGGTTTGTCTGTGTAGGGCGGGCGGAAAGGGATGTCATTTCTACATCGGACATCATGGAGTAAGCTGGAAATGTGTATTCACGAACGTTATGCAGGCAATACGGGGGAAAAAGAAATGAGTCTTCCATTACTTATCAACAACAGCCTTTTCTGGCAGTACAAAGGCCAAACCTTATCGTCGTGGTACCTTTGCGGTGACAACACGGACGATGCGATGCGCGACGCCCACATCGAATGGTGCTTGGAGCACGGGTGCGACGGGATAATCCTCTGCCTCAATAACGAAGGGCTGATGACGCTCTTCCGAGATGAGTACATGCGCAATCTTGACTTGGTGAAATATCGAACCTTTATTCGGTATGTCGAAAAATTGAAATTCATCGGCGCGAAGATCGTGTTTGCGTTCTTCGACGGGCCGCCCATTAAGGACGCAAAATACCCGTGCCTGAAATACATGGACCGTCATGAGGCGTTTATTGCGGCGGCGTGTAAGACGCTCAACCCTTACGCTTTTGCTTATCTAATCGGATGCGAAACAAACAGGTATTGGTCCAGTGATATTGTGAGACAAGCGATCACAGTGACGAAACAACACTCCGGGTTGATTCCGGTGGGATCGCACGAGCAATGGAATCCGCATGAGCGCGAATTCTGTGGCGGCGACTTCTGCTGTTACGAGACGCGCAATCATCCGAAGGATGGGGATTCAGTTTCCGTATCAGACATGGTTGCTGAGATTCAGCATATTCAAACCCACTTGCCGTCGGGATTCCCGGTGTGGGTTGCAGAATTCAATATCAAGATCAACCGCGACCAGTCCCAAGAAATGGCTACGTTGCCAAATGTGGTGGGAATCGGCGGGCCGATGTAGAGATGGTTTTATCCTTCCATTGCCAACGAACTTCAATCCCTCCGTATTTTCTTCTCTTAAACTTTACACGTCCGTCATTAGGGAGTTGTTTAGCTACTCTCTTCTGATTTTTCGATTGAGCATGAGTGTTAACAATCTTCAAGTGGCACACCCGCGGCCAGTACGCCACATTTCCAACGCGCACCATGTAGCTCTTGTGCCTACGACCACCCATTCCGAACCCTGCACCAAGAACGCGAAGCGCACCGGGGTCTGGAAATTCTCCCGCTGGAATAACTTGCACTATTTTACCGCGCTTAACTTTTCCGTAGTACCCACCAGACTGAGATACCCATTCAACCACATTTCCTATTTTAAGAGATGTTTTCATCTTACATCCTTCCATCTTTCCTCTGTTTTTACTATTCTCATCTTCTTTTTCACTGATAAAATCCTGTTGGAAAGTTCAGTGGAAAATGTCCGACCCTCAAGCTCAAAAGATAATATGCGTATCTCGCGCACCTCCACAAAGCGAATGTCCGGATTGTCTCGTTCCTGCCGCTTTAGATAACCCCCTGGCGGGCTATCCACCCATTTGCTATGGTCCTCCGTACAGCCGATAACGGCACAACGGATACTGTCATCCAAGTACTGCTTTGGCGCGTAAACGTTTGTTACTACTGTTACAACAATGGATGCGATAATGTTCGTAATCATTTTATGCTCTCCCTTCGGCTTCGTTCCAAAAGCTTAACCCTACGTCGTTTCCAATAACTAGGTGACATCGCGGTTTCCTATATGACCTTGTTGGCGGTAGCAAACTCCCGCAGCCCTTCGCGCACGATCAACCACGGGTCGCCGATGAACGCAGTCAGCGTCTCGACGGAAAACGCCGCAGTCTGCGCGGTTTTCTGTCCGCCACGGCGAGCCATCACGGTCACGCGGGCGTCCTTGCCCGTGATGCAAACCGTCATGGCGTCCGCCCCGAGGTCTTCCTTCAACTTCAACAGGTCTCTCATGTTGTCCTTTCCGCACTGGCCGACGGAAACCGCCAACCAGTGCATTCACGGTACGGGCTATCGCCCGCCCGTGATGCTGTTGTTGGGGGATAGTTGCGCCTTCACCAATTCCAGTCGTTGCGCAATCAGCCGGATACGCTCGCGCTCAAACTCCGCGTGGTGGTTTGCAAGAACGTGGGCAATCGCGTATGACCTGCACTCGTCGAGCGTTTCCTGTGTCAGGCAAATCCCGTCTTTCGTCATGACGTAGGCGAGGTTCATTCAGCACCCCCAACATCCGCGTCGAGGGTACGCGCTACCGCTAGCCCCTCAACCGCCGCCGTCAACACTTCGCGCCACGCGCCTGTCAAGCCTACGCACTTCAAGTTCACCCCAGATTTGAACATCACCGCGTTGTTTCTCTACCATCCGTTTTGCCTCTGTTTCATTATCGGCAATTGCAAATGCTAAACCACCCACATAGTCAGGGGAGAACCCGGTCCAGATATATAGTTTTTAATTTTTTCTTCATTTTTATTCCTTTTGTGGATTAACCAACCGCTCGGCGAGCCCTGGTCTTAGGTCTTCGAGTCTCATTTTTCCCCTCCTTTAGGTTCGGTTACGCATATTACGTTGTTGGAACGATGCTCTGTCCGCAACCGTCGGACAAGCCTACGGAAATCCTCGCACGTCATTACCACTCCGCGAGCCTCTGCTATCGCCCCGCGCATTAGCGCTCCTGTCCCGCCCCTCCAGCGTGGTTGATAGGCGGGACCGAACGCCCTCTCGTTCTCCCTACATTCCTTTTCGATCCGTCTAAACACCGTTTCAACTGTTAGCATATTCAACCTCCGTTCCAACCAACCCGTCCAGCCTATCGCGCTCCGCGCTCAGGCTGACGGGGGTGTTGGGCACTAGCATTCTATGACGCCTCTGCCGCCACAGGCGCGACACGTTGTTTCGCGCCGCCCCTGACGCTCGGCGTTGGCCATCGCCGCGTCTATTGCCTTGTCCACCGACTCTGGATCGCAGGCAGAAAACCTATCGTTGACGGAGATTCCCAATACCATACGTGGATTTGAGTCAGCGCATCCTGTCGTAACGATCAATTGCGTGAACCTTTCCCGTAACCAAGCGTAACGTGCAGAAAAGGCCAACAAAGCATTCGACTGCACGACTTGACCGGTATTGTTATTTTTCATATCAATCCTCCTTGGCGGTCAAGCCGCCAGTCAACGCGGTGTTCGGCAGTAAAGTCGAACTCCGCCGCGCTGCCGTTTCCGCGTGTGCCTCCGCTATCTCAATCCCAATCGCCCGCCGTCCGCGCTGCTTGGCCGCAACCAGCGTTGACCCCGACCCGCAGAACGGGTCCAGCACCGCGCCGCCTTCGGGCACCGCCACGTCGATCAGCTTGGCAAGGACTTCCAGCGGTTTCTGGCAAGCGTGGTCACGCTCGCCGCTTGTCACGCGCCGCGCCCGTATGACGTTCTGGCCGTCCTTTGTCGCGTACTCGGTCACGCCGTTGGTGTACTCCAGAATAATCTCGTGCGACGGCTTGAACCCCATGCCTAGCCCAGCGCTCATCTTGTCCCACACGATCATGTTGCGGCAGCGAAGGCCGGAGGATTCGAGGGCTGGCGCAAGGTGAGGCACCATGCGCCAGTCGGTGAACACAAGCGCGGATCTGTTCGGGCGCATGACTCGGCGGGCCTCCACCAGCACGGCGCGAATCAGCCACACCAGCCCGCCCGTGGTCATGTTGTCGGCGGAGAACCATTCCACATCCCCACTGGCCATCCTTCCCGCTGTAGGTGGCCCCGAACTTCCCGCGCTTCCCGCTGTAGTCGCAAAGGATGAACCCGCCGCCATACGACTCCACCGCGTACCCGTATTTCCGTGCTTCTGCCTTTGTCATCGTTGATCTCCTATTTTTGTTCTATTACTGAAGTTCCGTTATTTATGGAAACGGAAAAAACACGGTCGGCGTTGGTTGTCAATTCTTCCTCATGAGAGACTATTAAAAATTGGACGCCCAACTTCTTTGACACTTCATTTATCATGGTACTTGCCCTGAGTTGAAGATCCTTGCTTAAAAATCGCAGAGGTTCGTCCATGATCATTACCGCCCTTGGTTTGGGCCGTTTCAAACTCCATAAGGCAATTCGCAAGGCGAACGCCGCCACATCCACCACCCCTCCTCCCACAGAGTCCATTGGGTTGAGCAGGTTTCCATTCTCGTCTTGGAGCAGCAGGTCGGCCTCGGATCGGTTGCGCCGGGTCTCGAACTTGAGTACCATCTTGTAAGGGTTGGGGAACACAGCCTCCAGCGCTAGGGAGACCAGTTCGCTGATGTGGATTTCGAGTTGTTGCTGGGTCAGTTTCGCGGTGCATTGAATTATTTCCAAAGCACGGGCGATGTCCTCTTGCCCTTGGGTGAGCAACTCCAACTGATACTCAACTGCGGCCACTTCAGTTGTGAGTTGGTCCCGGCGACCGGCCTTTCGCTGGAGGGCGGAATGGATGGAGTCGAGTTCGTTCATAACAGTAACCTCATAAAATGGTGCTGTCCCACAAAAACTCCAATGAAAAACCACGCTATCTGCATCAGAATAAAAGTGAGTAGTTCAACATTGTTCACGCCCCCATCTCCTTTCGCAATACAACAAGGCCATCCTCCACCTGCTTGCGTAAACGCGCCGCCTGCTGCTTCATGGCTTCGACCTTCTTCTCTACCTGGGCCACATCGTCCGAACCGAACTCCTCCTTCAGCCGCTTGAGGAGCGAGGACAGTTCCCCTTCGATACGGGCTTTTTCTCCCTTGGCGTTCTCTATACGTTTCTGTAACGTGAGGAGTTCTTGAACGGTTTGATCATTAGGTTTCATTTTGTTCCTTTGCGTATTTCGTGTTCATATTGTGGACGCTTTACACCAAGCACAAAGTACAGGCTATCAAGTTGGGACGTAGCCGACAATTGCATCAACGCCCTCGGAGCGTTTTCAAACACCGTTGCCATTGTTCCGTCGAGAACGTGGCGGTAGTCGCCTTCCACCTCTTTAATCTTGGCTCGAATTTCTCTTTCACTTTTCATTTGATACGGCTTTCCATACGATTTTCTCCACCCCGTCCCGTTCCTTGTTTGACTTGAAGTGCTGCTCCAGATTCTTGGTGAATGACAACTTTGTCTCGTATTGTTTCGCCGCTCTGGATATATAAACTTCCATTCTCTTGTCACGCGACTCCTTCGCCTTGGCGTTCGACGTGGTTGCCTTCACCACTCCCTTCTCGATGGGCAGCGGGATCCGCGTGACCGTCCCGTCCTCGCTCCACCCGAACACGGCGGGCGCAAATTCAGACTGGTCGCTGGACATTCTACAGAGTGATCCGGGATTAACAATACCAGGAAAATTCCCAGCGGTTTTTCTTATCATTTCTACAGCTTTGTTTCCTATCAAATATCCACCACTGTCCGTTTTTCTACTGGGTCTTAATCCTAATTGGGTTAGGCTTTCATCTATTTTTATTTTGCTATGGGAAGACCAGAATGATTGGTGATTATCACCCGTAAGAATTAAGTCAAACTCGTTCAACTGTTTTACCAAGTTTGGAGCTTCTGCCGCTTCCGCTCCCGGCCATGGCTGGGAACCGGAACATGTTAACCGGTGCCACATCAGGATTTTCACTCCTTCATCCCCTTTCGGCGGGTTTTGGGCTGTTTCTCCGTAGGCATAGCCGTAAACAGCCCCAAGACACGCGTTAGAATTCCCCAAGACGCGTTGTAATCCCCCGGACAGTATAACTATCGCCCCCGCCTCCGCGAGCGTCTGTAGGCCGGTTTTACCCAGTTCTTGGATGTTGTGGGAAACCATGTCGTGTTGCCCCGGCACCACGATCGTCGCTGGGGTGGTCGGCAGGTAGTGGAGTGCGAGACTAATCAGCCACGGCGACGGTTTCCAGATGTCAAATATGTCCCCCGCTATGAGCAAAGTCGCTTCGTTCTCCTTACACAGGTCACGGATGAACTTCAGTTTCCGCTCCTGTGCCGCCAGATACTCGTCTCGCTCACGGCACCGGGGCGTGTCATCCCTGAGATGCCAGTCAGCGGAGAGGATAAGTTTATACTTAGTGGGTTGCTTTCTTTCGATTATGCGTTTCACGGATTTGCTCCTTGACCATTACGATGGCACGTTTCATTTCCTTCTTGGTGACTTGGCCATCAAAACTCGCAAGCCCGATCATCCCCATGTAGTGTACGCGGACAGACACATTGCCCGGTTTGGGGAAGTCGCTTGCCACTTCTATGCGTTGTTTTTTCATTTAATCTGACCTCCCACACAACGGGCACGCCGACGGGAACTCGGCTTTCCATTGCTTCTCCAGTTTTGACAATCGTTCAATTGCCTGCTTTAAATGCGTAGTGGTCACTCCAGCATTTATGATCTGGCATTCTATTACCATAGTATCTTTTTCCAGCTTCTCGAGTCGCCCTGTCATGTCCAAGAGCAGGTCCAGTTCGGCCTCGGCGTCGTAAGTGTCCTTGACCCTCTCCAACCTACTCCTGAGATGGGCAATCTCTGTATGAACAAATTCCCCTTTTTCAATGACAGTCTCCAACTCGGTTGCTCGAGCTGTAATTCCCACCAGTTTCACCACACATAACAGCCAATCGTCCACGGATTGATACGCAGGCAGTTTGCCACTCACCTCTTTCACATGGGATAGCAGGCCTGTGCCCACCTCCACCAATTCCTCCAACGCGCCCGCCTTCCGCTCCATCTCCTTCAGGGAAGCAATCATTTTTAACTGCCCGTCCAGTCCCCGGTACTGGGACAGCTCGATCTCCAACTGTTGTTTCCGGATGGCGGTCTCGGTCAACTGGGAGCGATTGTCTCTCGCCATGCGGTTGATGTTCACCAGCGTGGAGTCTATCTTGTCCAGGTCGGCCACTTCGTTCAATGTCCGAGCCACCTCACCGGGGCTGGCCGATAGGAGGAAAGGAGGATCCATCTGCGAAGCCCAGGATAATTCTGAGATGTTGAGTGCCTGCGTGATAGTTTCGGGGACACCAGTGCCGATGGCGGACCAGTCCTGTCTGTCCTTCCCTTTTATCAAGGAGTAAGAACCCGGTTTGTGCATAATGCTAACGTCATCGTCGAGCAAGACTTCCACTGCTGTTTCACCTTTGCTCCCCCACGACACGAACCCGTCCCCGAGCGGGCGGTTGGTGGCCAGCCACTTCAACATACGGAGAATGCTGGATTTGCCGCTGTCAGACGGCCCAATAAAGAAATTCACTCCGGGGCTTAATTCGATGTTTGAGTCTCTATGAGACTGATAATTATGGCCATGAATAGATTTTATCATTGTTGCTCTTCCTCATTGAATGCCAACCAAAGAAGAAAAGATAGAAACCCTATTCCTACTGATCTTATAGTGAATATTTCCCAGCTCCATACCCCCTTCATAACTGGGATGACTTGAATCGTCATCAAAACGAATACTAGCACCAAAGCTTGAAACCATGTTAATCCAATCTTCATATTTTCTCCTAAAGTGTGCTACGTCTAGCAAACTCCGCAATCAAGAGGGAGTCGGCATCTCCTTGGCCCTTGATCCAATCCGAGTGGTCGGGAAAAAGCCTGCACCCCACCTGCACGCTGGCCACCTTCAACTCCGGTCCTTTGCACCCAGCAGGGAGCATTGCCTTCTGCCACGCCCGGCTATCCACCACAACCCTTGGCCACGGGAATTCAGCCAGCACGATCAGCGTCGCTTCCCATGCGCGGATAGCTGACAAGGTAGCGCGGAACCGACCGGGGAAGATCATCGGCCTTTCCAGGAACACCCGAATCATTCCCGTCCCGCCGTATGTAGCCACAAGAACATCTTGAAACCAGTGATGAAGGTCTCCCGTGTCAACTCGGGTCACGTTCTGCTTGGTCTTGACATAATCCTGTTCGCTGAACGTAGGGGTAGTTGCCACTGCTGACCATGAGCCGGTTGCGTTAACTGCGGCCACGCTGCCACTGACGCCGTTATCCACGCCGACATAGATAACCTCACTGCGAGATAACTCCGCACTTCCCTGCCCTGACCTGACTATTCTTCTTTCCATTGAGAGTCCTTTCTTCGTGCTTGGTACGATCACTCATTTCCACCTCAGTTACCTTGCTGTCCTTCTCCCATTCTTTCAACCGATCACAAATCCAATGATGTCGGCACTCACCGTCGTTGCGCGGGTGGCGTGGGCAGTTGTCGCTGTCGAACTCACCCTCGCAGGAACTCTCCTCGGCAGAACTTGTCCCAACGTCGCTTCTGCTCGCCAGCTCCGAAGGAACTGAAGCCGAGGTCTGAAAATACTTGCTGAACATTTTCCTCATCGAACGAATCCTTTCCAATGGTTAGGGGTCTGAGGCCGGGATAGGGCAATCGAACAAGTTTGTAGTTGCGATTGATGATTGTCGTGCCACCCATGATGGCTTTGAACTTCTTGTTTTTGTCGGGTAGTTCATTGAGCAGATACTTGATGGCAGTGGTTTCTCCCACGCCCGGAACGCCAATCATACCATCCCCGCCACACCCGGCTATGGCCTTCACCGTGGCCCAGTCGCGGGCGGGTATCCTGTACTCCGCCATGAACGAGGACGCCGTCATCATCTTGCCAGTGGTCAACAGGTGCTGGCCTTTGCAGTTGTGATACTGAAGGAGTTGGAACAGGTCGTGGTCGCTCGACACCATTATGAATTGAGTGAGATCTAAATCCACGACAAGATTCGCAATCAGGTCGTCTGCTTCATATCCAGGTTGAAATAGATGGTTGGAAAAGCCAAGGGCAGGCAGTATTTCCTGTCGCAAGGAATTGAACTGAGCGTGGATTTTCACCCGATCTGCCATCTCCTCCGGCGTCTTCGTGTTGCGGGCTATCTTGTAGGCCGGGAACAGCTTTTTACGCAGACTGCCAGGGCCGTCCCAGCAGAAGACGAATTGGTTAGTGTGATAACGTTCAGCCAGTTGGAGGACGGTGGTCAGGAAGCCGAACGAAATACCGCTATCCAATGATCCGGTGGAATGGTGGGCGCGGTAACCTACGCCATGCACGTCCATAAGAAGGGTGATCATATTCGTCCTTGGATGCCAAACAGTTGGCTGACTGGGTGTGACTTGAGCGCTCCACTCCCTTCAATGTCGTCAGTGCTCGAACCGCCTTTTTGATCGAACTTGAACTTCTTTTCCTCTCCCTGTTCCCTCGTCTTCTGGACGGGATGGTATGGGTTGCTTGTCAGTACATCATCCATTCCGACTATTTTCCGGCACTGCGGGCACCGATCATCGTAGAATCTCTTTACCGCCGCCGCTCGCTTGCAATACGGGCACCAGATCATTGCTGTTCCTTTCCAAGAATGAAATCCACGAAAACTTTGATATCTTTTTGACTGACTACGTCCGTTGTCCACATTGAATTGATGTTGTGATCTGACAGGTAGAAGTGGACGATCACACATATTTGCCGAAGCACGTCGGCCTCGTGTCCATCTATACTAACTTTGGTGATTGTTTTTTCTGCGAGGATCATTTCCATTCTCCTTTCAAATTGAGCGGGGTGACCGAGATTGCTCGTCATATTAAATGACATTGGACTTTACGTCGGTTATGTTCAGCCATTCTTGGAGTTCCTCAACCCCTCGCCCCCGCTGGCGGTTATTATAAATCGGTTATTGTTGCAAAACCTAAGGGTATCGTTATGAACAGACTGATCGCAATCAGCCAAAAGAATAATTTATTGTACGGATAAACAGATATGCCGTTGGGACAAGTGATCTGGGTTCCTTCCTTGCCGTTATCGGTTAGCGTTTCCCGGAGTTTCATCAATAGGTTGGACTTTTCCATCTGTGAGGTGTTGGTCGTCACTCGACTCAGTTCGTCCCGAGAAGCGATCAAGTTGCTGTACCAAAACCCAATATCGTTTTCCGGCTGCTGCAAAAAGATGGAGACGATCCCGTTGGTCAGGTTTGCCATCTCCGCATATTTGATGGCGACATTGAGATTGGCCTTCGCCAGTTCAATTGTATTGGCGTCTGAGGCTCTTTTCAGGTACTGGGAGCAACCAAGGGAGAAACCAACCCCAAAAACAATCCTCAGCGTTACCAGCACGAACAATGTCGTCACACAAACTGAAAATACAATTTGTCTCATTCCACACCTCCGTACTTTGGTTTCCGTCCGGACTTGATTTTCTCTTCAATAGACAGCCACACGTCCTGGGTCAACTCATGCAACTTCCCGACCAGCCCTTTCTCGTCCACAATATCGAGCAATTTTGTCCGGGTTGCCGTTAACCCAAACTCTCCGGCAGTGATCCCTCCGTTGGCGTTCTTGCTCCAGTGGCCCTCACTGACCAGGAAGTCGATGCATGACCCTATCGAATCCACACCGTAGTCATACAGGATCGGCACGTCCACTTCCCGCACCTTGCCATTGTATTTGTTTTTGCTGATCTTGATTCGGGATAGTACACCAACATTCCGATTCTTGTCATTCACCTTGATGGACAGTTTCTGGGCAACTGCAAGCCACATTTCCACCGCCACGTAAAAAGTCAGGGCCTTCCCGCCAGCCCTTGTTTTCCTTTGGAACGACATGGGGTCAATGTTGTCGCGGGTCTGGCTCACGACTATTACCAAACTCTGCGTCCGCTTGATGTCGGCAGCGATCAGGCGCAGGAGGATACTGGCCTGCTTGGCCTTTTCCATCCCGTACGTCCCCTTGGCCTCCTTACCGGAGTCGTGGGCTTTCTGTAGGTCAGCAGCGTGCTTCAGCTCCTCGTCTGTGGTCAGGGCGTCGAAGCTGTCCTGGATGTAGATGAACGGCTTGTCCCCCTTCAGCAACCGGCGGATGTTCGACTGGAAGTCCATCATCGTGTGGGAGTGGCCGGGCTCCTCCGGGTCAAGGGACGGAGGCATGATGCGCTCGGCGGTCTTGCTCCCAAACAGTTTCTCGATGTTGAACTCACTGGCGGCCTCGGCATCGTCGTAGATCAGCAGGTAGTCATCGAACGCCGGGTTGTGGGCGGTCTCGGCCAGGGTGGTCAGGCACAAGAACGTCTTGCCGCTGGACGAGTCGCCGATCACGTTGACAATCTTGCCGGTCAGGTAGCCGCCGTCGTGCCGGTCGGACAGGGCCAGGTTCAGCAGGGCCGACCCGGTGGGGACGAACAGGCGGGAGACCTCGGGCTCGGGATTGTCATTCTCGGCGTGGGAGACGACTTGTTCAACGAGTGATGTTCGGTGGATTGTGCGTCTTTCCATTTTACTCCACGCTTGTTGTTTGTAAACTCCGCCGTTCTTTGTCACCTTTGGGGAACGGCCAAGACCCAACCCCCTAACCAAGGCAGGAATGACCCCGCCTGGTGTTGTTTTATCCACGCCGGATGACCCTGCGGCCAACCGGGGCTTCTTCCTTAACCTTCGGTTTGCCAATCACCCGACGAGCTACCGGTTGTTCGGGAGGATCGTCTTCTCCCAATGCCGGTTCAGCCTGTCCTTCAGCTGGAGGGACATCCTCGTCCTTACCTGATCCACCACAGATGGGGCAGGTCTTGCCCTTGGTAGTCTTGCCCGATCCTTCACACGCAGCGCAGTCGGGCAGTTCCCCTTCAATGATGTCATCTCCCTGCTTGGTGATTTTGGCTTTCGGTGGAATCCCCAAACCAGGAATCTGATCGTTCTCTTCCTCGGACTCCACCTTTGGTTTGGCTTTCCCGATCACGCGACGGACAGGCACTTCCTCAGCGGGAGTATTATCTTCGTCCTTACCCGCATCTTCCGGAACCTCGTCGCCACCGGCTTGGAAGATCCTGTCTATCTCCTCGTAGGACAGGATCTTCATTGCCTTGTCCAGGTCCACCACAGCCTCCAGCGCCGCCGGGTCAATGTCCTCCCGGTCCACGAAGTCGATCCGACCGGCCTCGACGAACTTGTTGGTGCCCATGCTCTTTGACTCCCACCGCACCTTCAGCGTCTTGCCGCCGGACAGCTCGGCGAAGGCCGCGTTGGCCTCGTCTCCCTCGCGGATTTCCTCCTCGAGCTTACGCCCGAACAGGAACGTGCTGATGTCGAGGATCATGACGGAGCCGTCCCCGTCCTTCATCACGACGTTGAACAGCTCCCGCTCCTTGGCCCGCAAGGCGTCCACGACCTCCTCCTCGACGTTCGGGTCCTTCTTGAGCTTCTGGTACTCCTCGCAGATCGGGCACCGCTTGCCGATCGTGCGCGGGCAGATAAGGAACTTCTCCTCGGGGCCGACGTTGCGGTGGGCCAGGTAGGTCCGCTCGTACCACTGCTCGCCCTTCTTCACCTCGGGGTGCGTGTCCACGCTGACCACGTACGGCAGGATGTCGAACTCGACTGGCCCCTTCTCAGGCTTGTAGAGCTCGACGCCTTCCGGCAGTTCCAGGGTGTCCAGGCCGCCCAAGTTCCGGCGGGACTCGGCGCGATGCCGGATCTTGTCCCGCATTCCTTCTAACTTTCCTTTAATCACGTTTTCCTCCTTTGTTTTGTTTGTCCTTCCAAAAATCACTCCACGACTTCGCCCCACCCCACACCGCCAGTCTCGCCGCCATGTAGACAAACAGCAGCAGCAACAGGAACAGTCCTATCGTGCCGACCGTGAGCTGGAGTGGCGAGGCATCCATTATCATTTTGTCCCTCCTTCCAATTAAGCCTTAATCACAGCCAACGGCCGTAGTTTTGTCACGATTTCAACCAGGTCGGCCTGATTCGCCATCACCACATCGATGTCCTTGTACGCTCCCGCCGCTTCGTCTAAATCCTTCTCGGTCCTCATTCCATGGATGACTCCGATGTCATCCAACCGTTTAATCTCCATTTCCAACGACAGCTCTCGACAAGCCTGTTTGCGTCCCATACGCCGTCCAGCCCCATGCGAACAAGACTCGAACGACTCGGGATTACCTAACCCGCGCACAATATATGAGAACGTGCCTTGTGATCCCGGAATGATTCCTATTTCTCCAAGTCGTGCTGAAGTTGCTCCTTTCCGATGGACAAGAACATTATGTCCAAAGTGGTTTTCCATCCTGGCATAGTTATGATGGACATTGATCGGCGGTTCAAACACAATCCCAGCAAACACATCCGACATGGATTGTGACATCGCCGTCATCATCCGCAAACGGGACTCCTCAGCAAATGTAAGCGCATATTCCATAGCCGCCAGATAGTCCTGTGCAGGTCCTGTATCAACTGGTAAGAAGGACAAGTCGGGGCTCGGAATTTGAGCGTGCCACTTCTCGCATAGTTCTTTTGCTTTCGTGTGGTAGTCATTGGCAATCTTCAAACCGAAGTTCCTACTCCCGCTATGGAGCATCAGCCATATGTGACCGTCATTTGCAACCTGAATCTCGATGAAGTGATTGCCCCCGCCAAGGGAGCCAAGTTGATACTGTGCCGATTTCAATTCCTTTTGAATGATCTCGACCTCAGGGGCCTTGTAAAACCCATCCCACGTTTGCTTGTCTTTGTGGTGACTAAATCCAACTGGCACCCGCTTGCGAATTAGGCTCATAACCTCTTTGAGAGATTCTTTGTCGTATTGAGTCAACGACGTCCGTACGGCACACATCCCACACCCAATATCCACGCCAACCGCGTTTGGGATAACACTGCCTTGCGTTGCCAGCACCCCACCTATCGGCATTCCGTAGCCAAGATGGGCGTCCGGCATTATCGCCACATGATGAAACGCGAAAGGCAGTTTAGCAAGGTCGAGTGACTGCTGGAGAGCATTAGCATCAATGTCGTCCAGCCACAATTTCACTGGTATTCGTTCATTTGCGATAACTTGTTTCATCTCACTCCTTTCAAATCACAGAACAGATGACAGATGTTCCATCATGATATGGTCTGTCCGGTTTCAAGGGCTGGCACACTTCCCAGTTGCCACTTATGTTGCCTTTGAACAACTCCCGCCCCGATGTTAATCGCTGGACTCGGAGCACGTCCCGCCCGTCGCGTCTCGGGCCGATCTGTTCTGCTACATATTCTTTTCATAAAAAATGACAGACAGGACGTTACCCCTGTTTACCATTGACCAACAACCGTTCTCTGGTAGCAGGAACGCCTAGTAGCCGTTCTGGTGTGCTTGACGGCCTTGTGACTCGTATGTTCCCGTTCACGTCTACTTTCCGTGATGCTGTCATTTTCTATTAATCATCCTATTTAGCCCCACCCCTGTCGCCGCTTTCACCTTGTCCCGTGCCGAACGGCGTTCACAGTCCTTGACCCACTCAGCCCCCACATCTCTGGGAACTGAAGGACCAGCAAAGTAATTCTGGCCCTGCAATCTCACAAGGTTCTCCAGTGCCGACTTCTTCTGGTCAAGGGCGCGAACGGCAGCAGTAGTCACCTCGAGCTCGTACTGGGCCACCGCGATCTCCTC